ACTAAAGATAAAAGAACTATCAAATTTGCTGTAAGAACTAAAGTGTCCGTTATGAAAAACCACATCAATGGATTAGGTTATGAGGATGGTAAAATTATTGTAACACCTCACGGATTTTTAGCGGGTAAAGAGACAGTAGAAGAAAAGGCTTCAATTGAGAAGTACAAAAAAGAATACTCTGAATATTGGAAAAACATTATCGGAACAGATGGTGATTACGATTTGAAAGAGGTAGAAGAAAAAGAGTAGTAACGAATACAAACAAAAACAGTGGTTAAAACCCTATTAGTGGATGGTAACAATTTAACAAAAATTGGATTCCACGGAGTAAAAGATTATTATCATAACGGAAAACATATAGGTGCCCTATGGCACTTCATTAATACCGTTAGGCGTTTCATAGACGAACAAAACTTTGATAAGGTTGTTGTGATGTGGGATGGTGATGATAATTCATCTGCTCGCAAACTTATTTATCCCCAATATAAAGAAAATCGTAGAGACAGAGAAAACGAGTATAAGTTAGATTCTTTCACTGAGCAGAAAGAAAGAATCAAACAATACTTGGAGGACTGTTATATAAGACAAATCAACATCGATAATAACGAAGCCGATGATTTGATTGCTTATTACTGCCAAATCTCGGAAAACGAACAAAAGACCATCTATTCGGGGGATAAAGACCTTACCCAACTTATTTCGGATAAGGTATCGGTGTTTTATCCGAGAACCAAACAAACTTATCATTTAGGAAGTAAAATCAAATGTGATTTTTACGAATTTCCCCATGAAAACATTAAAACTTATAAAATATTGTCGGGGGATAAATCGGACAACATTGATGGTATTTCAGGGTTGGGAGAAAAAACACTTATAAAGTTTTTTCCCGAGCTACTTGAAAAACCGGTTTCAGTTACCGATATTTTAGAAAGGGCTGATAACCTATTAAAGGAGAACAAAGGAAATAAGACATTACAAAATCTTTTGTCCGGTAAAACAAAGAGTGGAATTTATGGTGATGAATTTTTTGTTATTAACGAAAAAATCATAAATTTATCTTCTCCATTGATAACTGATGATGCTAAAGAGCTTGTTGAGTTATATTATAAAGAAACTTTAGACCCTGATGGGAGGGGTTATAAGGGATTAATTAAAATGATGATGGAAGACGGGTTTTTTAAGTATCTACCAAAAGGTGATGATGCGTGGGTGAATTTTGTTAGGCCCTTTATGAAATTAACAAGAAAAGAAAAACGAAATTATAAAAACAATTAATTAAAATTATGAAAGACCAAGAATCGGTAAAATTAGAATTCTTAATGATGGTAAATGATAACATCATAGTACAGAGATTTTTTAACGTTAGAGAATTTAACGAAAAGGCAAAATATTCGTTAGAATTATACGAATTAATTCGTGAGTTTAAGGATGATATCCAAACTCAATTATCATTGAAAACGGTGACATACATGACGGACAATATGTACGAAATTATTAACAACCCGGCTATTTTAGAAACATCGTATATTGATGGTCCGGAGTACTTTAATATTTTTATTAAACAAAATGATGTGACAATTTGTCATAGACAGGTGGATGCTAAAATATACCCTCCGAAGGTAAGATACACTGTGGATGTACGCCCACACCTAAAAAACTTATTGATGAACCTGACTGACATTTTTTCTGATGAAAATTTAACATACGACTACATGGAAGTTAGTCTAAGTGTATAGTATTTATCTAATACACTAAAAGAAAATATATGGCTTCAAACAAAAATTTTGATTATTTAGGTAGCACATTTCAGCTACAATTATTAAACCAAATCGTCATCGATAAAGACTTCTCTAGGTCAATTATTGATGTGATTGAAACAAGTTATTTTGAGAATAAATATTTCAAAATTATCATTCAGATGATTAAGGAATATTACTCAAAATACGAACATACACCAACATTTGATACGTTGGAACAAATTACCAAATCCGAGCTACAACAGGCTACAGCGTCAAAAATAGTTATTGACACACTTAATAAAGTGAAAGAAGCCCCAACTGAAGGGGAAGAGTTTGTACAAGAAAAATCTATGAAATTCTGTAAACAACAAGAATTGCAGAAAGTAATGGTTAAGGCACAAAAAATCATCGATGGTGGTGAATTTGAGAATTACGACACTTTGGAACAATTGGTTAGTAAAGCCCTTCAAGTGGGTGAGTTAGACAAGGGTACTGAAGATGTTTTTCACAACTTGGACGATGTTTTAAATGAAGATTATCGTCATCCGATACCAATGGGTATTCCGGGCATAGATAGACTCTTAAAAGGGGGTTTAGCTAAAGGAGAAATTGGTGTTATTTTGGCACCAACAGGTGTTGGAAAATCAACATTATTAACTAAAGTTGCTAATCACGCATTTAACTTGGGGTATAATGTCTTACAAATATTTTTCGAAGATAATCCAAAAATTATTCAAAGAAAACATATTACATTATGGACAAAAATTCACCCGGATGAATTGTCATCTAGAAAAGATGAGGTTATTCTCAAAGTGAATGAAGTTAAAGATTCGATGAGTAATAAACTTATCTTGAAAAAACTTCCATCTGACACTATGACAATGATGCAAATTAAAAACCAAATTAGAAAAATGATTTCCGAGGGGATTAAAATTGATATGGTTTTATTAGATTATATTGATTGTGTTGTACCGGATAGAAATTTAGGTGATGAATGGAAATCTGAAGGTTCTGTAATGAGAGCGTTTGAATCTATGTGTCACGAATTGGATATGGTTGGGTGGACGGCAACTCAAGGTAATAGAAGTTCTATATCTTCAGATGTTGTAACTACTGACCAAATGGGTGGTTCTATCAAGAAAGCTCAGGTTGGACACGTAATTATTTCGGTGGCAAAATCACTACAACAGAAAGAAATGAAACTAGCAACAATTGCAATTACTAAATCACGTATTGGTGATGACGGGGTTGTATTTGAGAATTGTAAGTTTGATAATGGTATGTTAGAGATTGATACGGAAAGTTCTGTAACCTTTTTAGGGTTGGAAGAACAAACTGAAGAAAGAAATAGACAAAGAATCAAAGATTTGTTGGATAAAAGAAAACAAAAAGAACAACAAGGTCAAAATAATTAAACACTGATAGATTTGTTTTTATTAAAAAGTTGTATATTTATAATAAAAACAAATTTATGGAAATAGTTATTTATGGGATTTACGACCCTAACAAACCTGAAGTTATTAGATATGTTGGTAAAACTAAAAAAAAAATAAACCAAAGGTTAAATGAACATATCTATTTAAGTAAAAATGGTGTTAAAAGACCTATAAACTTATGGATAAAAAAATTATTAGATAACAATATTTCTCCGGAAATTATTGAAATTGAGAAAACTAATATAAATGAATGGTGTGACAGAGAAATTTATTGGGTGTCATTTTATCGTAAAAAATATAATTTACTTAACTTATCTGACGGGGGAGGTTCTAATTTAAATTATTCTCCTTCAGAAGAAACTAGAAAAAAAATATCAGAAGGTAATAAAGGTAAAGTTGGTTATTGGAAAGATAAAAAAATGACAGAAGAACATAAAGAAAAAATAGGTGTTGGAGGTTTAGGGAAAAAAAGAAGTGAAATAACTAAAAAAAATATTAGTAATTCTTTATTAGGTAGAAAATTATCTGAAAAACATGTAGAATCATTAGTTAAAAGTCATTCACATTTAAAAAAACCTGTTATTAAAATTTGTTCTAAAACAAATAAAGTTATTGATGAATATGAATCAATAACTGAAGCAGTAAAATTAAATGGTCTTGAAAAAGTTATAAGTAATTTGATTGGTGTTTGTAAGGGTAGAGGAAAAACCTGTGGTGGATTCAAATGGGAGTATAAAAAATAAAAATAAAATAAAAAAAATGGAAAAAATATTAAAAGAGGATAAAAATAGATTTGTTTTATTTCCAATAGAGCATGATGATATTTGGGAGTACTATAAACAACACCAAGCGGCGTTTTGGACGGCAGAAGAAGTAGATTTATCAAATGATATTAGAGATTGGGAAAATTTATCTGATAATGAAAGATATTTCATTAAAAATGTATTGGCGTTTTTCGCAGCATCAGATGGGATTGTTAATGAGAATTTAGCGGAAAACTTTTTAAAAGAAGTTCAGTATGCTGAAGCAAAGTTTTTCTACGGATTCCAAATAATGATGGAGAATATTCATTCATTGATGTATTCATTATTGATTGATACTTATGTTTCTGACCCGACTGAAAAAGATGAATGTTTTCACGCTATTGATAGATTACCAGCAGTTCAGAAAAAGGCTAATTGGGCATTAAAATGGATAGAAAGTAGTTCTTTCCAAGAAAGATTGATTGCTTTTGCGGCTGTTGAGGGGATATTTTTCTCGGGGTCGTTCTGTTCCATATTTTGGTTAAAATCAAGAGGGATTATGCAAGGATTATGTAATGCTAACACACTTATTTTTAAAGATGAAAACTTACATTGTGATTTCGCTATTCATTTGATTAACAATCATGTGGAAAACAAACCAAGTGAGAAAAGAATTAAAGAGATATTATTATCGGCTTTAGAAATTGAAAAAGAGTTTATTACTGAATCATTACCTGTATCTTTAATTGGTATGAATTCAAATCTAATGAAACAATACCTTGAATTTGTTACCGATGGTTTATTGGTGAAGTTTGGTTGTAAAAAACATTTTAATGTTGAACAACCATTTAAATTTATGGAACAAATTGCTATTGAGACTAAAGGAAACTTTTTTGAAAGTAGAACAATGGAATATCAAAAGGCTAAGTTAGGCGAATCATTAACATTTACCGAAGATTTCTAATTAAATAAAATATGATGTCATTAAAAATTAAAAAAAGAGGGGGAGAAGAGGTTTCCTTTAATCCCCAAAAAATATACAATAGAGTTAAACGAGCGGCTAAAGGGTTAAATGTTAATTCTGATGAGATATTCATTAAAGTAATAACCTCTGTACCAACAGAGGGTTTTATTACTACTAAAGAACTTGATAAACTGGTTTATGAGATTGCAGCGGCTTACACCGGTAGTCATCATGATTACTCTCGTTTAGCGTCTTCTGTGGCTATTTCTTCTTACCATAAAGAAACTGAAGAAAGTTTTAGTACTACAATGGGTTTATTACACGTTGATGGTGTGGTAAATGATAAATTGATGGAAACTATTTTAAATTATGGTCCTTCTAATATTGATTCAGCAATTAATCACGAGAATGATTATAATTTTGACTATTTTGCTTGGAGGTCATTACAAGAAATGTATTTGTTAAAAACACCCCAAGGTAAGGTGATTGAAAGACCACAACATATGTATATGAGGGTGGCTTTATGGGTAACAAAATCATTTGAAGAGGCTATATCGTATTACCAATCATTATCCAATCAAATTATCTCTCCGGCAACACCAATTATGATTAATGCGGGTACAAAAACACCTCAATTGGCGTCTTGTGTATTACATTATAACAATGGGGATTCAAGACAAGGATTGTTAGAGACATTAAATGACATTTCAACATATTCTTCAGATGCTGCGGGAATTGGGTTGTGTATGTCTAATATTCGTAGTAAAGAGAGTCGTATTAATTCATCCGGTGGATTTGCTGGTGGATTGTTAAAATACCTTAAAATTGTTAATGAATCTCTTCGTTTCTTTAACCAACAAGGTAGAAGACCAGGAAGTGCGGCAATCTATATAGAACCTTGGCATAAAGACATTATTGATTTACTTGAAATTAAGAAAAACACTGGGTCGGAAGAATTAAGAGCTAAAGATTTATTCACATCAATATGGTTACCGGATAATTTTATGAATGCTGTTAAGAATAATTCTGATTGGTATTTGTTTTGTCCTAATGACATTGTTAAAGCGGGTATTAAACCATTACAAGAATGTTATGGTGATGAATATGAAGATAACTATGGTAGAGCGGTTGAGTTAGGTCTTGGTAAAAAAGTGAAAGCTCAAAATATTTGGAATAAGATTATTGAATCTCAAGTTGAAACGGGTGTTCCTTATTTATGTTCTAAAGATAGTGCTAATAGAAAAACTAACCATCAAAACATCGGGGTGATTAAACAATCTAACTTATGTAATGAAATTTACCAATATACTGATGAGAGTACGACAGCGATTTGTACCTTATCATCAATGGTATTAAAGAATTTTATTGTTAATGGTAAGTTTGATTTTAATTGGCTGTATAGTGAAGTTAAAAAAGTAGTGAGAGCCCTTAATAAGGTTATTGATATTAATAGTTATTCTACTGAACAAGGTAGAAAAGGTGGGTTAGAACAAAGAGCAATCGCAATTGGAACTCAAGGACTTGCAGATGTATTCTTCTTAATGGACTATATTTTCACATCAGAAGAGTCAAAAAAGTTAAACAAACAAATTTTTGAAACTATCTACTTTGCGGCGATTACATCTAGTATGGAATTATGTAAATCAGGGGAATATAAACCTTACCAATTTTTTGAAGGTTCACCAATGTCCAAAAGTGTCTTCCAATTTGATATGTGGGGGTTGGATTATGAAGGTTTAAGTAGTATGTGGGATTGGGATTCACTTAAATTAGAAGTGTCTAAATATGGTGTTTGTAATTCGTTATTTACGGCTCAGATGCCTGT